CAAGCCCAGCGACAAAAAGGGGCCTGAAGTCTGGTTCATCGCTGAGTTCTTCGTGGTCTCCGCGGCTCCCGTGGACGTTCCTCCTGAATTCATCCTCCCGGTTGGCGATAAGAATCACACGCCGGTCACCACCCCCAACACTGTGGGCTCAGATTGCTCCATGGTGGTGGATCTCAACTCGCAAATGGGCCCGGCCAACGTCAAGGAACTGGCCGCGGCGGATCTCGGGCTCAAGCACGATCAGATCAATGACGAAAACCTGAGCAAGTGGCTTTCGGACAACGTGGAAGTCCCTGGGGGCAACCCGACCTGGAAGGCCACCGGGCTGGCCAACCCGCTGCAAGGTCGCTTCCTCGCGCTCACCACACGCAGAAGCCTCACCAAGACGGGGAAGAACGCGGGCAAGCCGGGGATCCGCTGCAACTGGGATCACTTGGCTCAGACGCCCTCTGAGCGGGCCGCGGTTCGGGCCATGCTCCAGCCCAAGGCCACCTGATCGAAACACATAACCGGGCCCAGTGATCTAGAGCGCTGGGCCCGGGTGGTTGGTGGTCAACCACAGGAGCCAGTAAATTTCGGGGAAACGAACACACTGTGACATGGCCCGCTAACCCCGAGGCCCCCACAGGCTGTTACTCTGAAAACCACCGATCTTTAACCCTTTCGTCCAGCGGCTAGGACTCCGGCCTTTGAAGCCGGCTACCTTGGTTCGAATCCAAGAGGGGTTGTTATGTCCAAGCTGATCGCTTTCGACACTGAAACATGGCTCAGCACGCCGGGCCACTACGTCCCCCGTGGTGTGTGCGCGTCCTTTGCGGATCACTCCACCGCGTGGAATGAGGGGATCAACGCCAAGCTGGAAGGCAAGGCCACGGGCCTGGACACCTACGCCAGCAACCTGAACCCTGACACCGTGATTGCTGGGGCCCATTCGGCCTATGACAACGCGGTGGCCTGTGCTGAGCGGCCCGAACTCTTGCCGCGGGTGTTCGAGCATTACGATCGAATGGGGTTCTTTGACGTGCTGATCGCTCAGGCCCTGGACCACGTGAGCCGCGGTCATATCTTCACGGCCCCGGACGGTGGCCCGATGCGGCTTCCAGCCAACGTGGCTCACCCCAACGGTCAGGTGAAAAAGCGTTACGGCCTCGAACTGGTGACGTGGCAAAACCTCCAGCGGCCGGCCAAGGAAAACGATCTTTATCGCAAGCGCTACGGGGAACTGGAGCCCGTCCCCATGGAGAACTGGCCCGAGCAAGCGATCCAGTATCCCAAGGACGACGCCAGGAACACGTGGGACAACGCGGCCTTTCAGATCCAGAACTTCCAGAACCTGGGGCCGTTGATCCGGGTGATCCCCAGCAAGCCACCCGAGCAATGGGAGGGCGTAACGGTCAAGTGGGAAGGGTCTGAGAAAGAGATCCTTTTGACTCACATGGGCCTCAACGCCTATGCCGGCTGGTGTCTCCACCTCCTGAGCGCGTGGGGGTTGCGCGTGGGTGTGGAACCGCTCAAGCGGCTGATCACTCGGGTGGAGGCCGTCCACGAGAAAGAGATCGCCAGGTTCGTGCAAACCGGGTTGCTCAAACCGGACGGGAAAGACAACGGGATTGAGATCAAGCGGCGGATCATTCGTGCCTACAACCCGGGCCGTGAGGACGTACCGTGTTCTGAGTGTGGGGGCTCTGGCAAGGCGCTGGGCAAGCCAAACGCAAAAGGGGAGCGCAACCCCGTCCAGTGCAAGCCGTGTTCAGCCACGGGCCTGAACCCCGGGGACGCCCCTCTGACCAAGGGTGGTGAGTCAGGGATCCAGGGGGTGTGCGCTGATCGTGACGCTTGCACTCAGTCAGGCGATCAGGACCTCAGCGACCTGAGGGCCTCCACCAACCGCAAGCTACGTGACACGTTCATCCCCTTCCTGGTGGATGGGATCGTTTACCCGATCAACGTGCAAAGCAACGTGTTGGTTGCCACGGCTCGAACCTCTTTCGGCAAGCAAGAGGACGGGGACGACTCAGCCCCCGGCTTGCTCCAGACCTTCCCCCGCAAGGGTGGCGCTCGGGAGTGCATCATTGCCCCGGACGATCGGCCCTCCCTCGGGTTTGAGTGGGTCATGTGTTCCAACGATTGGAACGCCCTGGAGTTCGCCAACCTGGGTCAAGCTCAACTGTGGGTGTGCGGCCGGAGCCCGATCGTTGACGCCATCAACGCGGGTAAAGATCCACACGTGATCCTTGGGGCCCGGATGCTCGGGATCACTTATGAGCAATTCATGGCCGGCCTTAAGGATCCGTCCACCAAGGCTTTCTATGTGATGATCCGTCAAGGCACCAAGGCCGGCAACTTTGGTTTTGGTGGCCGGATGGGTGCGCCTAAGTTCGCGCTCACTCAGCGGAGGGCCAAGATCGGTGGCCACGGTTCCATGTGCCGGCTCATGGGTCGCGAGTCCCCCCAAGGTTGTGGGAAGGAAAAGATCTCCACCTGGTGGAAGCGCCCCATTGATCCGATCTGCCTCCAGTGTGTGGAGGTCTCGGACGAATTGAAAAAGGGGTGGCTGGAGACCTGGGAGCTTGAGGATTACTTCGCTTATGTGGACGCCTTGGACGGTATCCAGGACGGTGAAGCGGTCATGATCACCCCCGGGACCGGCTACATGCGAGGTGGCCTCAACGTGTCCGAGGCGTGTAACCAGCCCTTCCAACACCTTGGTGGATACGGATCCAAACTCGCGCTGTGTATGGTCTCGCGTGAGTGCTACGTGGATCGTGGAACCGCTCTGTTCGGGTGCCGGCCGATCATCCACGCGCATGACGAAATTATTACGCTCATGCCACGGCCCACGGCCCACCTTGCCGCGGCCCGTCAAACCGTCCTCATGAAAAAGGCAATGGGGATCATTTGCCCGGACGTTGCGATCGGCATTGCTCCCGCCCTCATGCGCGCTTGGTACAAGGAAGCGGAGGAATTCTATTTAGATCCGAACTGCAAGCCGTGCGGCGGCCAAGGCTGGATCCCCTTCACGGGTGAGGACGGCAAGCCGAACCGCAAGCAATGCCCTGAGTGCAAGCGCAACGGGATCCTTTCCCCATGGGAACCGATGCCTGAGGCCGCGTAAATGGACCTGGACGTTGAGACCCGGGAGGCCCTTGGCTTTCAGGAAACCTGGTTCCTGGCGGCTGGGGAGGCGCTGGCCTGGCGTTCCGCTGAGCTAGACCAGAAGCGGAGGAACGCGGCGGCCGGCCGTATTCTCAAGCGCTCTGAGTTCATCCCCTGCCCTGGCTGTGGGAAAGACTTTGAGCGGCGGCCCAAGGGTTGGTTGAGATCGTTTTGCTCGGACACGTGTCGGGTGAAGCACCACAACGAAGAACTCAGGGCGGCCCGAGCGGCCAAGGTTGACCGGCCCACCCATTGCCGGCAATGTGCCCAGCCGATAACCCAAGACCTCACCAGCCGGGCCCGTAACTTCTGCAACGCCAAATGCTCCAAGCGCTACAAAAAGTCCAACCCCACCTGAAAGGATCCGAATCATGGAAGCGATCGAATACCTGAGAGAAGTCCAGCGCACGGTTTCAGACCTCAACACCCCCAAGACCTTCCTTCTGGGTCTTCGCGGGGAGACTGGGGAGGTGGCAGACCTGGTGAAGAAAGCGATCGGCCACGGGCACGGCACGGGCCCTGAGTTCCGCGTGAAAATGATCAAGGAACTGGGTGATTGCGCCTGGTACGCGGTGGTCTGTCTGGTCAAGGTTCTGGGTGCCCCGAGTGCCGCGGTACACATGAACTCGCGCTATCTGATCCCCGAGTCGTTGGAGGATCTGGCGGACATGTTGTGTGAGGCCGGCTCCAAGCTGGGCCACGCAACGTTCCCGTTCGAGGCCGCGGACGCCGGTCAAGAGTTCTTTGCACTGGTCCACACGCTGGGCCAGGGACTGACCCCACCTGTGAGCGTGGAAGAAATCTACGCGGCCAACCGGGACAAGCTCAGGGCCCGCTACCCTGAGGGGTTCTCCGTGGAAGCCAGCAAGGTCAAGGGGGAGGAAAAGATCCACGCCTCGATCCCGGCCGCGGTCCAGTTCGAGGTGGATAACTACGCCACGGCCGGCAACGGATACCCGGTGGTGAAGCCTGAGCACGCCTACACCCCGGCTTGCGGTAAGTGTGAGGGCTGGGGTTGCCGGACGTGCCGGCCGTGACAAACTCAATCGATATCTTCACCTCCAGTGCAACGGTGGAGTGGGGCACACCCCGGTCAGTGATCGATGGGATCAGAGCCATCGGTTACGATCTCACCCTGGACGTTTGCGCGACCCCGGGGCGGGAGATCTGCCGCGCCTACTACGGGCCCCCGCTTGAAGAGATCGGCCGGTACAAGGTCACCAAGGGCCCCGAGCGTGGCACCTGGAAGGTTGATTCAGACTTCAAGACCCGAGCGCTACGCCACGCGATCGAGGTCAACACCCCGCTTGCTCTGGACGCGCTGGCCCAGAACTGGACCGCGGCCCTGGCTCAGTTGGGCGGGTGTGCATGGATGAATCCGCCATTCGGATCCGCAATCAAAGCGTTCATTACCAAGGCTTGGGAGGAAGCACAGCGCGGGGCCTGTGTAGTTTCGATCATCCCGAGCCGCACTGGAACCAGGTGGTGGCACAAATACATTGAGCCCGTCCGCCTCGGGGCGTTCCCGGGGGTGTTCGATTTCTGGAAAGGCCGCATGAGTTTTGTCAACACGGACGGCAAGACCACCACGCCGGCCCCATTCGATATGGCCGTGGTGATCTGGGATGGCCGCAAACTCTTGAAGTAGTCCCCTCTTTACTGTAAGGTTCAGACCATGGCCGCTAACCGCTACATCCGAACGGCAACCGGGGTTCGCTTCCGCCCCCTCAAGCCTGACCTCGCGCTGATCGAAATCCTGGACGTTGCGCACCACCTGAGCCACGTCAACCGCTTCACGGGGGCCAGCGTCAAGCCCTACAGTGTTGGGATCCATTCGGTCACGGTGTGCCGGCTGGCCCGTAAGCGCGGCTGGGGATCGTTCACGCAACTGGCGTGCTTGCTCCATGACGCCTCAGAAGCCTACTTGGCGGACGTGGCGGCCCCGGTGAAGGATGAACCGGAGTTCGGTTTCTACCGGGTGGTTGAAGCCAAGTTGCAGGAAACGATCTACCGGAAGTTTCTGGGCCGGCAACCCTCAGGCGCTCAGGAGCAACTGATCCGCCAGTGTGATTGGGATATCTTCTGTGCGGAGTGGCCGGTTTGCATGGGCTCCCCCGAGGAAGGGATCCCCAGCCCGAAAGAGGACGCGGCCGGCTTGGTCAAAACGTTCTGGGATTTCGCGGATGATCCCGTGTTGGTCCGGGCCCTGTTCATGGATGATTTCTACCGGCTCACCCAGGAACTTTGTGAGTAGGGCCACGGATGGTGACCGGATGATCTCGCTTGACCCAGGGATCAGAATGCTCGGGGTGGCTGAGTTCGAGGTTCACCCGGCTGGCCACTCGGGGCCGTTACCGCGTTGGGTGCTCATGCGGGCCGCTCTGATCCGAAACCCCGTCAAGCGCGGCCACGATCTGGAAGCGGCATACGGGATTGCTCGGGCCGCTCGGGAGTGGGCGAGTCTCAACACCCAGCTTTTCATTTCCCACGTGGTCTGTGAGGTCCCCCAGGTCTATGGGGCCGAACACCAGAAAGGGGATCAGAATGTCTCCGTGGTCCCCATGGTCATGGTCTCCGCAATGTTCGCGGCCCTGTGTGGGCTGAGTTCGAGCAAACTGGTTCAGTACCTCCCGGCCCAGTGGAAGGATCAGATCGACCCCGAGGTTTGCTGCAAGCGGGTGGAGGCTGAGCTAGCGCGTGGTGGTGAGCTTGGCCGGGTGGAGGAATGTCCCGCGTCCTACCGTCACAACGTCCTGGACGCCATCGGGGTGGGCCTCAAGTTCACTGGCCGGTTCGAACCGCGTAGGGTCTACCCGCTGTGACACCTGAGGACGCTGAGGGTTTGGATCTGTTTCTCCGTGAGCCGCGGACGGTTCGGGAGATCTCCCGCCAGTTCAAGGTGACCAAGGTAACCGTGGGGCTCTGGCTCCGGCTCTTGCCGGTGGAGGTCACCCAACGAAGACAGGGGAAGCGCGGCCCGTTCTCCAAGTGCTACAGGATCAACCGCTCGAAAGGGACCTCATGAAACACCTGATCGGAATCACCGGCCTGGCCGGCTCGGGGAAAGACACCGTTGCACGCATGATCCAACACACCTTGCCCGGCACGGAGATCGTTTCATTCGCCACGCCTCTCAAGGAATTTGCTGAGGCAATCTTTCTGTTTCCACATGACTGGCTGTATGGTGGGAGCGAACTCAGAAGCCGGGTGTTGGTGCCCCAGTCCGTGGACTACTGGACCGGGTGTCTGGGCCGCTTCTGGAATCTGGCCGGGGCCTTTCACCGGGAGTGGCTGGAGGCGTGTGGGCGGCCGGCCGGCGTAGGTGGTTCGGCCTTTGTGGACTGGTTCGATCGCATCCGCCACGAGTGTGAAGCCGACCCCAGCAAGCTCAACCCGCGCCACGTGCTCCAGCAACTGGGCTCAGACTTTGGCCGGGTGCATATCGATCAGGACGTGTGGGCCAAGGTTGCTTTCCAGCGCATGGACCGCGGCTCAGCCCCCGTCTACGTGATCCCGGATGTTCGCTTTGACAATGAGGCCCAAGCGGTCCTGGCGCGTAGGGGCCAGGTGTGGGCCGTGATCCGAACCCGGCCGGCCGGCAAGCTGGACGCGCACATGTCTGAGCGCGGGATTGATCCCAAGTTCGTGACCTCAACCTTTCCGAATTTCGGATCGTTTGACTCACTCAGGGATCGTGTGAGAGAAGAACTCTACTACTTGGGTTTGACCTAACCGCTTCACCAACCGGAGAAACCATGTCACCTGAAACGCCAGCGCCCCCGATCTCACAGGAAGAATTCGATCGCATCACGGCCCCCGTCCACACGTTCGTTGGCATGGAGCCCAAGCCGGCCGCGGTGGCTGAGGCCAAGCGCCTGGGTCTGGTCCCGGTGCCCACCAAGTCCAAGACCCTCCGCACCCTCCGCAAGGTGTTCCCCCACGCTCGTTTTCAAAGCGTCACGGTGGACGGGAAAAGGTCGGTGCAACTCTTTTACCGGCCGGCCGGTGGGTCGGAAGCACCGATCAGCCATGTCGAGATCCCGGCCAACGGGACTGAGGCCGGGGCCTGTCAGGCTCTTTTGTGCGCGGCCTTTCGCCACTACGGGATGGCCGCCACCTGGGATCCGAAGTTCCCGGGAGCGTACCGGCTGAGCCCCATCAAGGGCTTTGTTGGCACTGAGGCTCAGTTGCCCCTGGAAATGGATCCGGCCGTGCCCGTGGACGTGGACAAGCTGGGGGCCGCGCTGGCGGACCGGGCCAACGGCAAGACCACCGCGGACGAATCCAACGCGGCCGTGATGGCCGCAATCCACCCTGAGCCCGAGCCGGCCCAGTGATCGCCTGGCCGGAACTGATCGGGTTTCTCACGGGTGTTCTGATCGTGGCCATGCTGGCACGCTTGGTCAGGCGTCATGTGGATGAACTCGGGACGGCTCCGGCCAACGTCCCGGTCCACGGGCCCACCAACCGGATCGCTCGGGACTTTGGCCGTGGCGCGATCTACGTGGGCCGCGCTGGGCCGCACCCGTGGATCCAAATGCCTGAGCACGAGTGCCACCTCACCCCGCGGGAGACCCGGGCCCTGGCTCAGGCGCTTGAGCGCCACGCGGTGGACGGGCTGGCCTGGGAAGCCATGGAAAAGGTCCCGATCAAAAAGTCCTAGAGAGTGCTTGACACAGTGGCCCAGATCCTTTTAGGGTCTGGGCCACTCCGCATTTTCGCGGGGCCTCGAAAGGAAAAGACCCCATGAGCAAGACTGTTGAAGAAATGACCTCCACTGAACTGAAAGCCCACCTGGCCGGCACCACCCCGGAGCCCGTGAAGGCCACCAAGACCAAGGCCCCCGCGAAGTCCAAGGCGAAGTCCAAGGCCAAGGCGAGCAAGCCCACCAAGGCCAAGGCCCCCGCGAAGACCAAGGCCAAGGCCCGGAAGCCGGCCAAGAGCAACAAGCCCAAGCGCGTTCCGGCCGTCCGCCTGATCGCGGCTTTCATGGTGGAGAACAAGGGCAAGGCGTTCAAGAGCACCGACCTGGCCGCGAAGTTCAAGGCGCGGCCGGTGGAGATCCACCGTGCGGTTTCGCTCCTGGAGCGCCAGGGGGCCGTGGTGGACGCGGCCCGCTCGGGACCGACCCAGAAGCCGGGCCGGCGTGCCTTCCTCTACACCGTGACCAAGGCCCCTGTGGTCAAGGCGAGCAAGAGCAAGGCCGGCAAGTAGGGCGCTGGACCTCAACGCATGGCGCGCGGTCCAGTCAGGGGCCCCAACACCCACCCGGGTGTTGGGGCCGTTGTTTAGGTGAGCGCGGAGTCATTCACCCAGATAGGCGCAACGATCGCTTTACAGCCGCCCCGGCGTGAATGGATCAGGGCGAATTGCTGTGAGGGTGGCTCGGGGGAGAACCCAAAGCGTTGGCTGTAGGGGGAGTGGCCGATCAGGCTGGAGTTGACCAGGAAGTTCCCCCCATCAAGGCGTTGGTGGAAGTGCCCCAACACGGTCAACTGAGCGCGGATCGCGTTGTCCTGTCGGCTGATCCATTTGTTGAGTGGGATCGTCAGACCACCAACGCCACCACCGAACATGATCTGATCTCCGTGGATGAAGCGGATCCGATACTCGGGGAATACGTCCGCATACAACATGTCACCCTGAGCGATCGTGAACTTGACTCGGGGCTGATCCTTGAACTCCGCGGCAAGGAAGTGGTAGGCGAAAATCTCAAGCGAGTTCTCAGCGTTGGTTGAGATCCGGGTCTTTTCAGTCATGCGCCCATGGTTGCCACCGACACAGAAAAACTCAAAGGTCAGGCTTGGATCTGAATTGTCCAGCCAGTATTGGATCACACCGACCAAAAGATCTTTGGCGAACCTGGCCGCGGGCTGGGGGCCCAGCGCGTTGATCTCCATGAGTTCCGCGTGAATGTGGTTCGAGAACAGATCCCCGAGCAAGCCCACCACCACACGCCGGATCAGTGAGTCACGGGACGTGAGCTTGATCAGGCGTAGCGCGTTCTCCGCGAACTTGCGGGCCCGTGCCCTGGCGATCTCCAAGGTGAAAGCGTTGACCCCGTGCATTTTGATCGGGTCAACGGTTTCCTCAACGTGCCAATCCGACAGGAGGATCAGCGGCACAGCCTCTCCCGGGAGCGCTGGGATCCCCGGGGGGATGGCGTGTGGCGTGCTTCCGTGAAGCGGCCTCAGGCTGGCCAGCAAGGCCGCCTGGCGCTGGTTCTCTTCAAGTAGGGCCGTGTGTTCGGCCTTGAGGTCTCGGGCCTTCCTGGCCTGAGTGTGGAGGTGGTAGGCGTTCTCCAGCGGGGGCCGGACGATCACCGGCTCACCCGGCACGGCCGCGGGGGTGTTGGCCACCACCCGGGCTACGCGTTGCTTCTGGGTTCGCGTGAGCTTGCAGGGCTTGCAGTAGGTCTCAATCCCCTCCGGCCGGCTCCGGCTTTTGTGGAACTTGGACCGATCTTTTTCTCCACAGTCTGGGCAACCACGCATGTTTAGAACTCCCCGGAAATCTTCCCACCAGCCTGGCCGGAGGTCAGGACCCAAGCCCCAACCCACACGCCACCAACGATCCTCATTTCCACCGTGGCACCCAACACCAGTGGCCCGGTGATCGGGATGGCCGGAGCCGTGAGGCTGGCCCCCACCAACGCCCCAACCCGCCACTTGGCTTGAGCCACCGTGACCTTGGAGGTTTCCTCTTTCCGGAGTCCCGAGCGGTCCACCAAGCTGGACGTGTCAGCCTTGATCGATTCAACCTCCCGGGTCTCAGACTTCTCTTTGATCGTCCCGTCCGGGGAGATCACCCGGTCCACATACACCACCAAGGTCCGAGCCTTGACCGTCCGGTCCACCGTGGTGATCTTTTCCTTCCACTTAACCTCAGTGGTGTGGATCTCCTGGACCTCAGCCGGTGTGGTGAACTTGCCGGCAAAGAACGCGAGAACAACCAGACCGATCATGATCGGTGCCCTCACGTACCAAGGCAATGACCAGGTGGCCAACGCCTTGAGCTTATCCATGGATCCACCACTCCAGCGCGGCCGGGGGGACGCCTCGGAACGAATCGGACACGGCCCCATCGTTGAAGTTGCGCGCACCGGCCCCAGCCACCCGAGCGGGGCCCTGGGTGGGCGCTGGCCGAACGATCACCACGTGCCCTGACTTGCCCGTGGGGTTCTTCCAGGTGACACAGGAGGGGGCTCCCGTGAGGGCGTTGAGCCGGCAAGCGGCCTCAGGGGCCTGGGTCCAGCCGTATTGGCTCCCGTGCTTCCGGAGCCAGTCAACGGTGGCATTGGCTGAGAGTTCGTGCGCACCGGGAGCGCGGGGGAGCATCGGGGCCCCCAGGTAATTCACCCAGTGTGGGATCTCCGCACCCATGGCGATCGACCAATCCCAGAGGGCCAGGTTGCAAAGGGTATCGTCTTTCCCGTCCCCGCTGGTGTCGCGAATGGCGTAGCGGCCGTGTGTGGCGAACTCGAACTGATCGATCACGGCAATCGACTGGACGGCCGAACGCTTGGGCGGGAACGAAACGATCCCCCGGCCCTCCCACGGGTGGCCGATCCGCTTGATGGGGTCTGGATTCTTGAATGGTGCGATCATCGGGACACCTTGACCAATCGAATGTGGGAACGGGCTGAGGCTCGATCCGCGGACTCACGGATCTTTTCAACCACTTCACTGACGCTGCTCACAGTCTGGCGAATGTGGCAACGCATGACCTCAGCCAACTTGGGGACTTCACTTTTGGGGACTTCGATCTTTTTGGCTTTCATGTCTAGCCCTCCCGGGTGAAACGTTCGGCAATGCGGCCAAGCTCAGCAACGGCCGTGTTGGTCTGGGAGATCACCGGGATCAACTCTTTGTAGAGCGCTCGGATCTCCAGGTTCTGAGCCTTGACCTCAGCCTGATAGCCGGCCAGGTCTTGGAACCGCTTGACCCGCTCAGCGGCAACCTCACGGTAGAGAAACAGAACCGCGAACAAAAGGATCGCGGTAACCGTGGCGTGAAAGTTCTTCTGGAGCGCATCCGAAAGGCCGGAGACCTCAGCGACCTGGCCGAACACGATCGGGAGGTTGGCCGGCTCGATCATTACTGGGCTCCAAACACGGTGAAATTGATCGTGTGTCCGTTCGAGTTCGTTTGGTTGATCTGGACGGCCGGGTTCCCCACCTGGAGGATTCTCAGCGTGAACCCGCTTACAGACTTACTGATCACCTTGGTGACGAAGCAATCACCGGACAGTGCTTCCTCAATGTCACTCATGACCATGTAATCTGTGCTGAGCATGTTGAACGCGAACACGATCGAAACGTCACCACCCGCGGCTTGGGAGACTGAGGCAACGTTGCCACCGAACGTGAGGGCCGGAGTTCCACCGTTAAGCGTGAGCTTGGCCAAGGCTTTGGGGAAAGAGTCGCGACCCAACTTATTCTTGGTCGCAACGGTGATCCCTGGGGCCGCGGAGTTCTCGAAATCGATCGCACCACGGCAATCGAACACGGCCAGCGAACTGGAGTCATAGCGGAGGGCGCGGAGGGCCGCCACGCCATTGGCCTCAGCCGACACACCCCAAGCCCCCGTGCCACCGATACCAACCACACCACCGGCCCCAGTGCCACCAGTCGCAACCAAGCCAGAGGCGTTAGTTCCTTGGAAGGAACCACCGATCCCGTTGGCACCACCTACACCGCGAACACCAGCCGCACCCGTGCCACCACCTGTGAAAAATCCACCCCAGCCGGTCCCGGTACCCGTACCGTTGAAGCCGTGGCGGTTGGCACCACCCACAGAAACAACGCCATCACCAGAGCTTGAGGAAAACGATCCACCGGCCCCCGAGTCTGAGGACCCAGCCACGCCGGCCCCGGCTCCCGTGGCGATACCCAACACCCCGAATGACGTAGGGTCCGGGTCGGTGCTTGTCCCCACCAACCCGCGGATCGTGCCAATGCCCTGAGCACCAATACCGGAAACACTGGCGGTTGACGTGAAGTAACCACCGTGGGAGCCGGCCCCCGTGTTGCCCGTGCCCTTGACCGCATAGGCAGAAGCGCCAGTCCCGGCCGTGGCCGTTACCGCGTCACCCGCGGCCTTGGTGACCACTATTCCCGCGTTGAACGTGTTGAGGCCGGTCCAGGTGAGGATCTCACCTTGGAGCCCTTGGAGCCAAAGCACCCACTCATAGATCGTGAAAAGGATCCAGTTGAAGTAACTGGAGTCAAGGGGAGCCCCGGCCACCTGGCCCGTATCTTTCTGACCCGCGGGAGGCTCGGTCTGGTTGGTAAGATCCGTGTTCCAGCGCGGGACGTTGATGGGTTGAGCCATGGTGTTACCTCACGAGAGGGGAATCAAAAGAGGCCAGAAGGCCGTAACCGGAATCATCAGTGTTTGAGGCGTCACAGAAAAAGATCGCGCCTGTGTTCAACACAGGGTCGATCGCCATAGTGACGATCGTTCGGCTACCAACGGGGGTGGCGCTCTTGATCAGGGCCATGGCGTTCCGTGCTTGCTCGAACGTGGCAAACTTTCCCATGTCCAATTGGCTGATCAGTTGAAGCACGCCGGGCCCGGACGTGTAGCCTTGTCCGCCAGTCTCCCCAGCGTCCAGGATTTCGATCAGATCTCCCGTGTAGGGTTTCAGCATGGCGTTGTAAACGTTGATCAGATCTTCCGGGGAACCCTGACCCTTGTTCACCTGGATTTGCGCATTGATCAAATTCACGTAGTCAACCGCGGCCAACGTCCCGAGCGGCCGGGCCCCGATCAGCTTGGCCACCCTGACCATGGTGGCAAGGTTGCCCGTGCCACCGTTGTCTGGATTGCGGATCGATTCACGCACCGAAAGGATCGCGGTTTCCAACGCCTGGCATTCCAACGCCAGCGCGGCCAACACTCCGCGGAACTCAACGGAGGTTGAAAACACCGTCTTGAGCCGAGCAAGAGCCCGGGTGACGTGATCTGTGATCTCCGTGTATGCCATGGAGTTGAACCTACTAGATCCGGGTGACGTTGACTACAACCCGCGCTGTGTCCAGATCCAGCAACTGGCGCGGGGTGGTGTTGAGCGTGGTTGAGGCTCCAGGAGACACGGCCAGCCCGATCAACGGCACGTCACAGTCAACCACGCCGGCTTGGTCAAACACGGTAGGAACCAGAGCCTGAGCCACGAGTGAGCCACCCGGCCTGAGGTTGAGATCTCCCCACGCAACCACGGCCGCCTTGATCAGATCTCCCACGTTCTCCGGGGCGTCTGAGTTCACGTCCACGTTCACAGTCACCCAGACATTGAGGGCCACAGGGCGGGAGAAATAGATCGTGTGAGGCACAGTCTCTGAGTCAGTGGCCGTGTCAAACGTGTTCCCGAATGAAGGGATCCCCGAGGGCTTGCGATCCCAAATGGTCTGAGCGATCAGCGGATTTGATCCGCCCACCACCACACACTCAAAAGAGCGCGGGGGCATTGAGTCAACGATGAAGTCCGTTTCATTCTCGAACACAGAAGCGGAGGTCACGCCAGCCAGTTGAAGCAAGCCAGCGCGGATCGCATCCGCCGCGGCGGCCCCAATGGCGCGCAACGTGAGTTCACGCCGGACCCGAGCGGGCGGATCCGTTTCCACGTTGGACCCGAGGAAAGATTGATCCGCGGCATTGGTGACACCAGTCCAGCCGGCCACGGGAGTTTCGATCACCGTGAGGGTTCCGGCCGGTGCATACATGGGACCGAACTCCACAGCCCTGAGGGTTGCGGCAACGGTCCCGCCTCCACCGATCACCAGCGCGCCTGTGGTCTCGAACAGAGTACCGGCCCCCGCTACAGACGCCCTGGAGCCTGAGGGGATGGCCGTTGCAGCCACACCGCTGAGCACCACGGCCACCAGGGACTTGGTAGCCGGGAGCCTTACAGCCCCCGTGAGGGCCATTACCCGATCGAGGCCAACACCCGTGGACGTGTCAGGGAAAGCCGCGTTATAGGTCGCCTGATCCGCTTGCCAGAGATCGGCCAGCCGGTCCGCAAAGATCCCAATGATCAACCCGTCCGGACTGTCCGCGGAAACATCGATCCCGTTCCCAAAGATTGTGCGCCAGGCGGATTGAAGGTCAGTGATGATCTCTTGAAGAGATTTCGGATTGTAGCCAGTGGGTGTGACTCCGTAAGGTCCAGGCATGATCGTTATCTCCGGGTTATGGCGAAAGGGTTTCAGTTCCCTTGAGTTCCCCAAGGTCTGAGTCAGCAACCCAAGTAACTGAAAGGGTACGGTTGACTCTATCGCGAGTCAGGTTGAGAGTCTTCACGGCTTTGATCCCCGGCACGCTTTCGATTTCGCGCCTGAGTGTTTGCTCGATCGCCACCATGTTGGGGGCCTTGACCAAAATCTGATCGAAATACGGGAGGCCGTTGAAGATATCCAGGAACCACTCACCCCGGAAACTCTGGAGGTGGATCGCTACGGCCTGACCGATTGCGGCACGGTCCGCCACGAAAGTGATCCGGCCGTTCGAGCGGATGAATGTTCCGGTTTCCAGGTTGAAGGCCAGCGCTCGGGCCTTGGGTGCGGCCGTGTCCGTGTTGACCGTGAAGTCCACAGGGGTGGGGCTGGGCTCAGCGGCCACGGTGAAGCCGTCCCCGAGATCTCCACCCGGGTAACGGTTGGGGACCGCACCGGCCCCGAGATCGATTGCGAACCGCACACCGTTGATCCGGTCCGCGGCCAGCGGGGTGAAGGCATAGAGCCCCAGGGCCAGCGCTACCACCGTGGGGATCGGTGTAGCGGGTGAACCGTCCGGCTTCACGTAGGTGGTGATCGTTGGTGTGAGGCCGGCCAGGAACGCCCCGGCCGCATCGTAGCCGGCAAAGAACACGTGTTCATCCCCAACGAACCCGGCCCCGCGGGGAGGGTTCGCACCTGTGCCACACTCGATCAGATAGCCCACCCCGTCCGAGTAGTCAGCCGCGGTGGGAATGAAGCTGTAGAGCCCCTCTCCCCGATGGGAGATCGTGGGGGGCGTCCGGGCCACGTTGTTCCGATCGCGATAGGCCGCGAAAGCCAGGCCGGTGGCCAGGGCTGTGGTGAGTGGGGTTCCAGTATCGTCAACCAGTCGAAAGGATGGCATGGATCTTTTCCTGTACGGTTACCCGGTTTGAATGACCTTCCAGCTGTAAGTGTCCGCGGCACTCTTAAGGCAAACTTCCAAGGTGTCAGCGGCACCACCAGCGCTCTTGGAGTACCACAGCAACCCGCGGCTGGTGGCGTCTGCGGTGGGCCTGGCGGCTCCAGCGGTTCCGATCTGCATTGCTCCAACCAACACCCCCTTTGCGGCTGTGAGCGTGAACGCGGTTGAGTTGTTACAACCAAGCTCAAGCTGAGTGGTGCTTGAGCCGTACACGTAGCAACCCGTGGCAATGTTCCCACCGAAATAGATCGCGGCTCCCGTGGGGATCGAAACGTTGCCGGCTCCGTAGACCTTGAACAGACCTGTTCCGTTACCTGCGTCCGTGGCGGCCGTGGTGATCGAGTGGGCCACCTGAAAGAGCACTGAGGTTGCGTTGGGGGTCGCGTTCTCAGTACCAACCACCACGGACTTAAGGCCGGCGTCCGCTCGGTTGTTTACCAACCGGATCGTTTCAGTGATTCCGCTGGAGCCGGTGGCGTAGATATAAAGCGGCTTGGAGGCGCACACCACTTGGGAGTTGCTTGCGGAATCCAACGTGAGTGAGGCGTTTGAGAGTCTGAATTTTCCGGAGTCCAGTAGCAGCGTGCTGATCGAATTCCAAGAAAGATTCACACCCACAGAGTTGTTAATCGCAAGCGCCCCCGTGGTGCCGCCACCCTTGAGGGTGAACCCGTTGGTGAGGCCGGAACTGTGGAAGGTTGCGTGTGAAACGATCGTCCCACCCAGGCCGGTGGCAAGCTCCAACATGGTGGCGTTTGCGTTGACTGAGGCGTCCGCCAAGTCCGGACCCATTCGAATCGCGACGTCCGCGGCCCCACCGCCATTGGAACCACGAATACTGAGAACCGAACCACCACCAGGGAAAGTGATCCGCTGTGAGCCCGCGCTATCACCAATGATGTTGCCTGCAATGTACAGGGTGCCACCCACATTGAAGTTGCTGGAGCAACCAGCCGCGCCAGTCCCGGGGAACAACCCGAGATAAGCCGCCGCATTGTTAGTGAACCCGGCCATGCCGTCACCACTCCGATATTTCACGTTGACGTTTCCGCCGCTCCCGTTGAGTTCATAGGCCACATTGATCGGAACGGCCGCCCCGTTGGTAAACGTCTTGAGCCCAGCGAACACCTGAGCCACCAGGTTGACCAAACCGCGCTTGGTGGCGCTGGCGTCTACGTTGGGAGCCGGTTGAAATGAGTTCATGGTCAGATCCTTTTAGTCAGGAAAGAAGTTCACGCCGGCAAAACTGGCGTAGTTCTCGGGGTTCGCGGCAGAAGCAATGTTCAGGTAGATCTGGCCGTCCGGTTGGACCACCAAGTTTGCGTCCATGCCCTCAGCCGACATGAGCAGGTTTTCATAAAGGCTCGGACGGTAGCCAGGCGGGAGGGTAAAGATCACCGTGGCCAGGAATGCCCCGGCAACCAGCCCGCGGATCACCACCCGGCCGTTTTCCTTGCGGAACTGAACCAGCCGGTTCCCGCCAGCGTAGTGGCTGCAAGAGTTCTCGAACGGAGGGGCACCACCGGAACCCACGGTGATCCACGGCTCATGAGTGTTGAGCGCGGCAAGGATCCCGTATGCGGCCAGCCGCGCCTGAGCATCCGCGGAAACCGGCACGTCCGCTGAGGCCACCAGCGGATCTTGGTACTCCGCACCCGTGACCCCCATGGTGATAAGATCCCTCATGGCGTCCGCCACAAGCTGGGCCCGCTCTTTCTCCCAAGCCTTGACGATCATGGAGTCTTTACCTTGTTCGTTGAGAGGGTGGACCAGAGCGCCTTGAACGAAGTGATCCCGGCCTTGATGGCCGTGACCGCGGCCCCGGCTGAGGCCAGCGCGGCCCCGGCCGCAACCAGCGCGGGAGAGGCCAGAGCGCCACCGTACATAGGAACCGCGTTGAGCGGGGCCGCGCTGGTAATCGAAGTGCCGGCCGTGCTCAGGCCAGTTCCAGCCGTGGTGGTGTTCGTGTCCAGCATGGTGAGGAATTGATCCAAAGCGTTGAGGAACGCGGTTCCCCTCACAGCGTCCTGAGTACCACTCTCGTTGTGAGCAACACCCAGGTGGAGGGACGTTCCATCCGCGGCCATCCGGGGGCCCTTGTTCCCCCAGACCGCTCGGGCCGTATCGAACTCAGCCAGGACTGACTGAGAGTCCCTGACCCCCATGTGCGCGGTGGCATTGCTCAGGAGGTGGCGGGAAAGATCCACCGGATCCACCTCACCACCGTTGGAGAACCAACGATCAATGGATCGGTCCGTGAACACGAGTGAGCACAGGTCACCCACGGCCACCGGCCAGGTTTCCGCGAACCCACCACCACCGGGGAAGTGGACCGGGACATTTGAGATCACCGGGAGGGACTCAACGATCTCCTGACCGTCCTCACCCTCAACCGAATCCTTGAGCAACGGTTTCACGTCCGCCACTTGCTTGACCGGATCGAAACGCTCGATTCGCCCAACCGTACACACGCGCAACTCAGCCGCCCCGGCCGCAACGTAGGAGCGGATCACCTGAGCAAGAGTCGTGTTGGCTTGATTCACAGTCCTTTGACCTCAAGCGAGGTATACCACTCGGAACCCATGGTGTCACCCGTGTGGTCCAGCTTCTGAACTCGAAACGCACCCTTGACGTTCTCACTTTGCACGGAGACTTGACCCCCGCAAACGATCGAGGGCTGGAGTAGGGACTTGACCAAGAGCCTCGGGGCCTCTCCCTTTTTCTCCGGGTTGGAGAACGCGGGGGAGCCCACCAAGCCTGTCTTGGGGCTGAGCAACACAGCCGGTCCTGGAGCCACACCACCGCGGAGGAATTGAAGCACGCCGCTTTGCACGGACACGGAGAACCCGATCGATTTGGCCACCGAATCGATCACGTCAATGGCCCGTCCGTGGGCCACGTAGCCACGGGCATAAGTGGCCAGACCTCCCCGCGGGATCTCACTTATGGCCGCTTCCAGGTTCCCCGGCTTGAGACTGGTGGCCGCCACGGCTTCACGGAGGATCGTCCCGGGTGACACTCCGGCCGCATAGCTCTTGCTCATGCGCGCGAATGCAAAGATCCTTTCCCCGTCCCCGCTCTGGATCTTCGTCACCCACGTAGGGCCCTCTGACTCGTGTGTGATGTAGCGGGAGTCCCCTGAAAAGATCGAGGCTTCCGTGGTGTCATAACCAGCGGACAGGATGATCGGAACTCCCTTCCCCTGGAGCTTGGCCCGGTTGTCCGGGCTCAGGTTGTAGATCTTGATCTCCGCTGTGTTCGGATCCTTGGCCAGTGAAGCGTGGACCTTGAAAGCGATCCGCAAACCCTTCCCAGGCTCACCCTTGATCTGGACGGTTCCAACGGTCAGGGTGTAGCGGCGTCCAAAGAGTTCCATGGTTACACCCTGAAATCAGCGGGGATCTCACCGATCGGCGTGTAGAGAAGTTGCACGCGCTCACCCAGATCCGCAAACCCCGGATCCAGCCCAGCGCCTGAGGTATCGATCGCTTCAAGCACGCCGGCCGGGCCTGCAATGCCCGTGTGGCGGTTGAGTAGCGGGAGGCCCACGCGGACACCGACCCCGGTAACCAGCGGCACGGAGTCTGAGTCCAGGAGGTTGAAACTCCAGGTCTCATCACGATCGTTCCACTCGAAAGCGAGGATGAAGGCCACACCGTCCAGGTCCACACCCTGAGAGAACCGGGGAGTGGGGTTCGTGATTGGGATCGTGATCATTTCATGAAACTTTCTGGGATCAGTTGCTTGATCCCACCAGAGATCCCCTTGCGGATCTTTTGAATGTAGGACTGTTTCCCCTTGTTCGCGTCCGCGTCATCGGTCCCCTTTTTCCCCTTGTCTGTGGAGGGCTGGGGCTTGCGCTCGGAAGCCGTCACCTGAGGCACGGTGATCGAATCGGCTACCACGCTTTGCTGGAGGGTGATCGTAAACGCTCGGGCCCCTGACTTGGGCTTGTCATCGTTGACCACGATCGTTTGGATCCGCATGGAGTCGTATTGTCTCCAGGGGGTGGACACGGCACACAGCAAGCCGGCCGCTTTCACCTCGATCAGTTCGTTGAGCAACCGAGCGGCCCGGCCTACCTCAGCCGTGGCCCCGGTGCCCCCTCCCGGCCGGCTGAGCGGAGTGTCAGTCAGAGTGCAGTTGAGGGAGAGGGCGTCCGGCTTGTTGGTCCAACCGTCCGTAGTCAGGCCCCCACGCTCCTGAGGGGAGTTCGTGAGGTCGGCTGAGAACGTGGCTTGCCGGGTGGCTGTGTCGAACGGGATCGTTTTAAGCGATTGCCCGCGGGTGAAGCTGAGTTCAGTTGTCATGGCTTAGGTCCCCACCGCGCCTTGGGCGTTGCTGAGTTCGGTTCCGAGTTCTTCCCTCACGGCCTTGCGCACGGCTGAGCCGATGGCGTCCGGGTCAGTGGCGGTTGCGCCTGGCGGGAGGATCACGTTCACGTCACCAATGGTGGTGGTGTTCGAGCCTCCACCCGGGATGTTGCCGGCCCCAGTCTCGTTGAAGCGCGAAGAAACGAAGTTGCCCGCGCTCATGTTCCACCCGTCCAGCTTGTCCACCAGAGGGGCCACGCCGGGAAACTTGGCCGCGAAAGCATCCCCGAACGATTGGCCGCCCGTGTTGAGGGGATCACTCATGCCGGGGAAGCCTCCAGACATGGGCGCGATCTCATCAAGACTGGTCTTCACGTTCGGGTTGAACTTGTCCGCCACACCCAGCTTGTCCAAGACCCAGTGGAGGGAATCCACCAGGGCCGTGATGGGAGAAAGCACCCAGTCAGTGATCGCTTGGCCCATGCGCTTCCACTTGGCTTCATTCGTGAGATCGAACAGAAGCGATCCGGCTGTCTTGAGCATTTTGACAAACGGTGTGGACTCCGGATCGATTTCGCTGAGCCACGCGATCAGATCCCCGAGGGCTGAATCACCACCCTCAATGAAAGTCAAAATGTCATCCGCGATCAGAACGATCAACGCCCCGAGCGCGAGGAAGGGAGCCGCGGCCCCGACCCAAGCCGCAATGGCCGCCGCGGCGGCTCCCGTGAAGGAAAGTCCGAGGGTCACAGCCCAAGCCGCCAGACCCACCACGGCTGAGGTGATGGCGAAGATCGCCACGGTCACCACGGTTTCGTTTTGCGTGAGCCACCCGAACAAATCGATCACAGCCCCGGCCGCCAGGATCAGGTGCTCAAAGCCGGTGGACAGGGCGTCCACGGCACGGGCCATCCCCTTTGAAGTGAGGGTCTTGCTGAGCCGGTCAAAGAGATCGGTTACCTTAGCGATCAGCGGGGCCGCGAACTTCTTTTGAAGCGCGTCAAACGTGAAGTTCAGGCGCTTAAGCTGATCGTCGTAGCGCTCACCAGCCTTGATCGTTT